ACTATTAGAATCCTAATGAATACCCTCCAAATCATTGATAAACCCGCTGTAGACCTTGTCGTATACGTCTATCAGCGGCTTAATGTTTTTCAGATCATTCGTATTCGTGTTGTTGTTCGGGAATGGAACAAACGGCACCTCTCCGAATTCATGCCGATATTCTGCGGTAAAATCGCCAGTATCCGGCGCCATGAAAGTGTTGTAGTAGAACAGCCCATCATCCAAGGTATCGCCGTTCTTCCGTCGGAATGACCAGCAGCTTTCCTTATCCCAATACTCATAAATTGCATAGGTATCTCCTGTTTCCTCGTCGATTTCATCGTACATACGGAGAACACCTAGCAACTTCTTTTTCAGATTGTGGGATTCGATGGGGATAATCTGCTTGCTGTCAACTACCGCCCACTGGAATGTTCCATCTTCATCCTCCCAGTAATGAATCCATCCCACCGACGCATTGGCAGCATTGACGCACAGCTCCATGCAGTTTTTCCGGTATTCATCCCCGAGCATTTCTGTCACGATTTCATTTCCATGCTCATTCCCGATATCAAAAAGCGGCGGTGCTGTGAACATATAAGCGGCTTTCTGGTTTACGATGAGTCCGTGAAAGTTCCGGGGGATCCGGTTATCTGCATTGCGCAGAGGGTTATCAGAATCCTCTTTCTTTTTCTCGTCTTCGGACTTGACTTTCACCAGAATATCCGTTTCATTCCGGTAGTACCGCTCCGCCTGCATCGCCCGCAAGGAAAATCGTGTATGCCCAGGTTCGTATTTTCTTATGAGTTTTTTCATTACCTCAAGTTCCATGTTCTCACCTCTATTTTAAAATGCTGATGCCGCCCGGCTTGCGAATAATCGTATAACAGAAATACCGAAGAGCATCCATCGCATGATCGTGCAGCTTTACCGGTTTATCCTCGCCACGCTCAGATGCTTTCTGGTCCCAGATATATGACCCAAACTCTTTTATAGTGTTTGGGCACTGGTCACTAATAGCTATCAGATCCTGGTTTAACAATGATGCTACAAACCGGATACCATCAAGCACATCATTTTTCGCCTTTTTTATGGTATAGCCACGTTTTTTCAACTCGGCTATAAAGGATGCTGCCGACGGGTCAATGATTATTTTGACAGGCTTAATCCCAGCAAGCCATCGCTCCAAGTCATCTGCATATTCTGTGTCTGTTTTCTGTCGTTCCTCATCACGACCGGAATAATAGTACTCCCGGCAACACACCCACCGTCCGGAACGCTCTTTGCACCACAGCAGGAATACCGTGGCATTTTGCGTACCATAATCGCAAGATACATAGTAATTTTCGTTGACCAGATCTGACAAATTCGATATCACATGCTTGGCAGTGTCGAACATATCGTAGATAATGCCCTCTGCCATCGCCCACAAGCCACGGATATACCGCCGGTAGAATACACCTGTATACATACTGCGATATCTTTCCTTGATTTTCTTCGACAGAGATAAATTATCATCCATCGTAAAATGCAGATATAAAATCTCTTTTAATCCCGGATCCCGGTTCTCTGCTGCAGCTTTTTCTCTTATCTCCTGTGTTTTCTTTTTCCCCAGATATCCAGTTGCTTTGTCAATCCATCCCGTCTTGAACCAATGATACGGTCCATCCGGATTACAATTGAACCAATACTTCGATCCCTCAACAGAGCATCGTCCGGTTGCCTGGTTCACGAAGCTTTCCGGCATCAGCGCCACTTCATCAAAAAAGACCCCAGCCAAGGTAATACCTTGGATAAGGTCTTGTGAACGCTCATCTTTGCCGCCAAATATATAAAAGTAATTGGTCGTCTCTCCTCTTGTCACAACGACCAGATTGTCAGCTCTATGGTCTGCTACAGTATAGCCGCGGCTCCGTAACATCACTTCAAGCCAGAACAGTACGTTACGCCGGAAAGAGCCGATTGTCTTTCCGCACATACCAAAGTTCTGACCGTTAAATTGTGTCATCGCCCACATCACAAAGGACAACGACATACATACCGTTTTACCGGAACGGATTGCCCCATCGGCAATGATGCCATCCATATCCTTAACTGGTGATGTATCGCACCACCAATTTAATACCATGCGCTGTTTCTTAGAAAAGGGCTTGAATTTGAATGTCTGCTTAATTTTCTTCATCCATCCAATCCTCCGCGGCACTTCCCTGCAGCGCTTCTAAGAATCCGTCATCCGCAGTCTCTTCCTCATCGTCTGTCTGCACCTTTGCTTTTAGCAGTGCAATCTCCGCTTTCTGTTTATCCGTTGCAAGGTCCATATGGTCGGATAGCCACTGTAGCGCTTTCATTCGGTCGGCAAGTTTTACCTTCACCCCATCCTTGCCCTTGGACACTTCTGAAATAATGCTTCCATCCACATCAGTATCATTCTTGATATTAACATGGCTTACTGTGATAGTTTTATGTTCCCCTGTATCCAGAATCACTTCCATCTCTTCGTTTCCGAACTCCACAAAATCGGTTACATCCGCGAACGCAATATCCATGTACTTCTGGAAGATATCTGTTTCACTCAAGAACTCTCTGTTGAGTCGTTCCTGCTTCAGCTGAAAAATCTCCTCTTTTATCCGAACATTTCCTAACAATCTCGGTCCCGCCACCACTGCGGTTGCGTAATCACACTCATACGCTTTCTGATATGCCTTGGTTGCATTAAAGCAACGAATGTAATAAATGCAAAAAAGCTGTTGCTTATCGGTCAAATCAGTATTCTGTATTACTGCTTCAACCTCATGTGCAACAGGCTCTTTCTTTGCTCTCTTCGCTTGCTTATTTCCTTTCGCAACGTTGCGTTCCTTTTTTTCTTTCTTTTGCAACGTTGCATTACCACCATCATCCCACTTATACCGATTCTTCCAGCTCCGCACAGTTCCCTCTGCTATCCCGAGCTGGTTTGCAATCTCTATTAGCTTAAGCCCTTGCTTATACATTTCAAAGGCTTTGTCCGCTCTCGCATCTTTTGCCTTTGGCAAGGACCATCACCTACCTTTTCTTTACATACAAAAAAGCACCCGTCATTAAACGGGCGCCTTCTCTGGGTTGGGGGAGTTGCAAAAAGCAAATGGCTCTTGGCTCTCTCAATTCACTTCTTGCAGTTTATACTATAGCTTACTTTTTCGTAACATGTGTAACATTCGTAACAAACTTTTACGCAGCATCCATAAATCTCTGAAACTCCATCTTAACGCTTCCCTCGGTGCTTTTTCTCCCCATTCTTACAGCTACCTGTTCCCAGCTCATTCCCTCAAAGAACTTATACCGGATGATCCTCTGCATCCGTACCGGTATGCCGTTCATCCACTGCTCCACCTGCAGTTTGATCTCTTCCGACTGGGCTTTTCTTTCTTCCAGCAGTTTCTCTTCTATACGCAACTGCGCATCATCCGTGTATGTGAACGATGTTCCTTCAATCTTGAAATGTGTCTCTGCGTATGGAAAATCATTCATCGAACCTTTTACACTTCCTGTCACAATCGTTTGCCGCTTACGCTGCAATCTCTTAATGTCCTGCTCCGTCTCCCGGATCATCTCACATGCGTCTACATACTGCTCCAATATTTTCTTATCTACTCCCACCGTATTCTCCCCTTTCCGGTACTATCACTGCAATGTTTCTGATAATATCATACAATAGGTTTGGAGTGGATTTGTGCCAAGTTTAAGGTAAAAAATACCAACCACCGTAATGATGGTTGGTACTATTGTTACTCTGCTACCGCATAGAATTTATTTTTTGTTTTGCATCCTGGGCATTTGCAAATCACCTCAAATTTTATATTACCCGCATTGTCTTTGTCTACTGCAATAATATCCGTATCTACACCGGTCAATTTGTGAACTTCCATCCTTGAAATACTGGTTGGGAAACTATGGTGCCACTCAATCAGATAGTTGCACACATAACATCTGTTTTCTCCCTCAATATACGTCGTTTTCATTTTAATCCCCCTTTGTTTATAATATATAAAATTATATCACTACGCTTGTAAATATGCAAATCTTTTTATTCTCCCCACTCAATCATATACTGCCCATTCAATTCCTCCACCAGATGCGCCATCCTCTGCCGCATCAACCTCTTTGCTGTACCTTTTTTTCTGTAAAAATGTCTCCTGCTGATAGGGATAACGCCGTGGTGGGCTTCCAGCATATCGTAGCTGGTGCCGCGCACGATGGATTCCGTCAGTTCCGCAGCAATGATGCTGTCCACGCTCATGCAGATCTCGTATATCTCTTTTTCATCCAAGTACATTTCCCCTTTCAATAGCGTCAGATTCAATCCAATGCTTCGTATATCGCATGAGGAATAAAACATATCCCCATGACGATGTATTTCAGTAATTTTAATGGAATTTGTGCGGTAAAGCATAAGAACAACCAGATTGTTGCTGGCTTGCTCTTCTTCCACATAATTTTCGGGCTTGCCGGTATTCTGCCGCTTGGCTCCTCCTTAAGTGCTTCATATGCCATTCTTGAAAATCCTATCATTCTCATTCTTTTCCTCTCTTTCCGCCCCGCCGCATGTATTGTCGGCGGAGCTATAGCTTCTCATGCAAACCGGAGCTGTCCGGTCTGCTCTGACTCGATCCTCATGTTTGGCATACGTTCCGCTACGCACAATTCTGGAAGATTTGCTCTGACTAATGCTGCCGGTATCGGTGGACACACAGCATTACCGCATCGGCGCACCTGTTCGCTCCGCGGATACGTCTTGCCGGTATAATCATGATCGATTATGTAATCCTCTGGAAAACCCTGGCATCCGTACAGTTCCCGTGGCTCCAACATCCGCAGTCCGATGTCCACTATCTGATAATCTACGCCATTGATGGTTACCAGTCCGAATCTGTCCTGCGCCGTCACGGTGTCCAACGGTGCCTTTATATCCTGTCCAGTTCCCTGTCCATAATATTTGATTAAAAAAGCTCTCACCTCTCCGAAATGACCGTCTCCTGCTGTGATTGTCGGAATTGGCTCTTTTACATCCCTTCCATCACAATGATTATTCATCTGAATAAGGTTTACTGCACACATGGCGTTTCTTTCAAGCGTCGTAATGGTGTGCAATGGTTCTTTAATGTCAGAGCCGTTTCCCTGATAATTTCCGCCATAATACTTTTGGATGAATGATGTGACCAGTCCATATCTGT